AAACAGCAGAGACACACGGGTTCGGCTGAACCTAGAAGCATATAACACACTGGTTGATATGGCAAATGACAGTATCATGCCAATGTCACAGATAGCAAGCAAAGCAATAATGTACGCAAATGAACATTTAGCATATGAAGAAAGAGAGGAAGAGTAATGCCATCAATACTTATTATGGGTGAGAGCGGTTCCGGCAAAACAACAAGCATGGAGAAACTTGATCCAGCAACAACATTCTACATTGATACTGATAAAAAGGGTCTTTCATGGAAAGGCTGGAGAAAACAGTACAACGAAGAAATTAACAACTACTTTAAGACAGATACACCGGCTGCAGCGCTTGGCTGTCTGAAGCATCTGAATGAAGACGAAAAGTTGAAAAAGTACAAGGTAGTAGTGATCGATACCCTGAACGGCATCATGGTTGCCGAGGATATGCGGAAAACTAAGGAAAAAGGGTACGACAAGTGGAACGATCTTGCACAGTCAATATATGATCTCATTGATTATGCACTGACTGTACGGGATGATCTGACAGTGATATTCACGGCACATACGCAGACAGACCATGACGACAACGGTTATCTCTTTACAAAGATGAAGACTTCCGGACGCAAGCTCGACAAGATATGTGTGGAAAGCAAGTTCTCATGGGTACTTTTATGCAAGACCGTAGACGGTAAGCACGAGTTTGAAACACAGGCCAATTTCAGTACAGCAAAATCACCAAAAGATGCGTTACAGCTGACTATGGATAATGACGTAACACAGGTTCTTAATGCAATGAAAGACTATTAAAAGGAGAGAAAAAAACAATGAATAAGCCACAGGGATATGAAGAGACACAGACAAGCGGAGATTTTACACCACCAGCACTTGGCGGACACAATATGGTAATCAAGCAGGTAAACGAGACAAAGAGCAAGAGTGGTAAAGATATGATTGTTGTACTCTTTGACTTTGATCAGTCAGATAAGCAGGCAGGATATTTCAAGAAGTCCTTTGATGATGATATCAGACCAGACAAGAAGTGGCCGTCAGGTGGAACAAGCTACATTTTGACAGACGATGCAGAGGGAAAGTGCAGCAGATCATTCAAGACGTTTATCACTTGCATAGAACATAGCAATGCAGGATTCACGACACAGTGGGGTGACAACTTTGCTTCACAGTTCAAGGGGAAGAAGATAGGCGGCAACTTCGGGGCAGAGCACTACGTCAATAATAAGGGCGAAGAAAAGGTATCAAACAAGCTCAGATGGTTTGTTTCACTTGACAAGGTTGCAGACGTAAAGATACCGGATGAAAAGATGCTGTCTGACGAGGACAAAGCAAAGGTGGGCGGAGCAGTTAAGGATGATAATTTTGTAAATGTTCCGGCAGATATTGATTCCGAGCTTCCATTTAATTAAGAAGAATGATGGACATAATCGTAGATACCCGTGAGCATGACAGTGAATGGGAACGTATAAAATCTCAATTTGATAAGCTTGATGTGAAATATTACCGGTCAAAATTATTTGTAGGTGACTACCAGTCGTTAGACAATGCGCGGCTGGTGGTTGACCGGAAAAAGGATTTACAGGAGTTATGCGGAAACGTCTGCCAGCAACATGAGAGATTCAAGGCAGAGCTTGTCAGGGCAATGGACGCAGGCATTAAAGTTGTTATTCTGTGTGAGCATGGCAGTGACATAAAGAACATAGAAGATGTTTTTACCTGGGTCAATCCACGAAGTACCCGGACAGTTTGGAAAAAGATCAACGGCAGGATGACAAGAACGATTGAACAGACTAAGGCAGTGACCGGTACTTCTCTTTACAAGAGCTTATGCACAATCAGAGACAGATATAATGTAACGTTCCTTTTCTGCACAAAGGATGAAACCGGAGAAAAGATAGTGGAGATTCTAAGCAATGACCATAGATGAAGTAAAAGAGAATAACTCAATGGCAGAAGTGGTCAGCAGATATGGCATACGAATAAATCGCTCAGGCTTCATTAGCTGCCCGTTTCATTCTGAGAAGACCGCAAGCATGAAATTGTATAAAGACAGCTTTCATTGTTTCGGATGTGGAGAAGATGGAGATATCTTTGATTTTATCAGGAAGATGGATAACTGCGATTTTAAGACAGCTTTTTATTCCTTGGGCGGAACATTTGAAAAGCCAACTATCGAATCAAAAATCGCCCAGTACAAAGCTCACAGGGCAAAGCAAGATAGGCAAAAAAGAAAAGAATTACTCCGGAAAGAATTTCGATTGCTGAACAGTGAAATAACTATTGATATGGATATGAAAAATGCAACAGTGCCATTTAGTGATGTATGGTGCGAAGCAATGAATAATCTGCAAAAGGATTTTGTAAGATACGATGAAATTATGGCGGAACTGGGGAAGAGGTGAGAAGTAAAAACAATGGATTTAGTAACTATTGATGATATGGACGCTAAACAGGTAATGAGTAAGGAAACACTTGTACAGATATTTGATGCAAGTGATGATTTACTCGACCGGCAGGAAATGTTGAATCATCTGAGACAGCGTGTAAGCGATCTTCATTTGCAGCTCAAGCCGTTTGATAACCTTGTAAAAGCATTTTACGACCAGATAAAGATAGTTGAAGCGGAAAACAAAAAGGCAGAAGTCGAAAAGCGCAAGAACGATAAGACCGAATGCCTCGGCAATCAGACAGCTTTTGATTATTTCGGAGACGGACGGGAGTTCAACTGCGGCAACTGGTTTGCAAACTATCAAGGCATCAGAACATTCGGACCGCAAGGCATGGAGATACTTGCCAGCCACCATCCAATACTTATCAAGGCAAGGCTCATAGATGCTGAAAAGAGTGAAGAACAGGTCACGATTGCATATTATGCCGATAAGAGCTGGAAAGAAATGACAGTCGATAAGTTGGTAATCGTATCAAACACAAGGATAGTCCAGCTTGCAAAGTACGGAGTAGATGTCACGACAGAGACTGCAAAAGCACTCGTCAGATATCTGTCCGAGTTTGAAAATCTCAATCAGGACATGATCGTATTCACATCATCATCCAGTAAGCTCGGATGGATTCAACATTCGTTTGTACCTTATGACAACGAGATTGAGTTCGGACAGAAGAGTAGATTTAAGTCGCTGATTGAATCAATAACAGAGTGTGGCGATTATGAAAAGTGGCTGAAGCTTGCACTTGAAGTTCGCAAAACCGGACGAATTGAACCGCAGGTATATATGGCTGGAAGTTTTGCAAGCGTGCTGCTGCCAGTATTAGATGATCTGCCTTTTATCCTTGATATATGGGGCGAGACCGGAACAGGAAAAACGGTAGCTCTTATGTTGGCAGTATCAATTTGGGCGAGCCCGGAAGAGGGCAAATACCTGATAGACAGCAGTGCCACACCTACGGTTCTTGAAGTCAGGCAGAACGTACTTAATCATCTGCCGCTTGCACTGGATGACCTGTCAAAGATGCGAGAGAAATATGCTGATGACTTTGCAACGCTTGTATATCACCTGTGCGCCGGAAAAGGCAAGGAACGAAGTAATATAGATTTAGGCATAAATGATGCCTTGACATGGAAAAACGTCATTCTGACCAATATGGAACGTCCTCTGTCAGCAGATAACATGAAGGGCGGAGCAATAAACAGAATCATTGATATACGGTCCGACAGCGGAAAGATTTTTGCAGACGGCAACAGTGCAGTGAGAACGCTGAAAAAGAATTACGGCTTTGCAGGAAAAATTTTTGTTCAGGCAGTGAAAGACATTGGCAAAGACAAGCTCATTGAAATGCAGCAGGACTACGCTGAAAAGATAAGGGCATATGCAAAGCAACAGGGAGTTGAAAAGGAAGAAAAGCAAATCATACCGCTCAGCGTACTTTTCACGGCGGACAAACTGGCAACAGATACGATATTCCATGACGGCATATACCTTGACTTTAACAGGCTATTCAATGACCTAAAGGACGTAGGAGCCGTCAGCGAGAATAAAAGAGCTTATGAATACATAATGTCTGAGGTTGGCGTCAGGATGAATAACTTTCAGGCAGACGATCAGGGCAATTACAAAGGCGAGATATGGGGAAAGATAGCTGATGACTGCGTGTATATCCTGATGAATGCGTACAAGAGAATGGCAAAGGAAGGAAACTTCTCAGCTGAAGGTTTCAAGCTCTGGGCGAATGACAACGGTCTTTTGATACATGGCAAGAATCATGTGACTAAATTGGTAAAGATTAACGGCAATGTTGCACGGAGCATCTGCTTAAAGAAAGATAATGGAGAAGATATTCCGACAAATGGCTCAACAGAGGGATTTAGAGAGGTTAAAGAAGATGAAGAAATCGAACTTCCGTTCGATGCCGAGTAACCGCGGTAACCGCAGTAACCGCCTGGAAGTACTACCCTATATACGGTTTAATATTTTTTGATATATACACAAAAATCTTCTCGCGCGTAAGAAATGAAATTTAAGCGGTTACTGCGGTTACCCGGTCGACAACGTCAGTATTTATGCGGGTTTACGAGTAACCGCATAGCGGTTACCTAGCGGTTACTAGCGGTTACCCCT